TACGAACTTCGGGCCACCAGCGCCACCATGCATCTACATAAGGATTAGTTTCTTCTTCATATATCTTAAACCAATCAATATCATTTCTATGATTTTTGACCATATCATAAGGACCATTATCTCTAATTTCTTTATGATAAGCACTGCTGTGTTTAGGATGGCAATATCCGCATTTGAAATTGCATTCGTTACCGAATGAGATTTCTATGTATTGAGGGTTAATATTTTGATCCCAATCGCCATCCTTAATCTGTTGAAAGCGTTCTGGAGTATATATTGTTGAGTTACGTTCTTTACGATCCGAAACATAATCTTCGCCTAGAGCTTCAATATTCCAACAGTAATTACATCCACTGGGTTTACCGCCGTTGAGCATTTCAAGACGTTCATGTTTTTTTTGATTGGTATTATGTAATGCGCTAGGATCGATAATAATTTCTTCTATAGAAATCTTATGCGGAGGCGGATGATAACAACTATGTGTTTCGCCTGTTTGTAGATATATGGTCGTATGGTGCCATTTAGCCAAACAAAAAGTTGGCGAAATTTCATTCATGATGGGGATAAACTTTTTAATTCTTGCTATATCGTCCATCAAACTGTTCCTTTAACCAATCATAATCGTTGATTTTTTTCAAAGCATCAAGGTTGGTTTTATTTTCAGTGCCGAAAATACGTCCCGCTCGAGCACCTTCAAGAGCGAACTTGTCATTAGATTTTTCACACCATACATCTAATCGTTCTTGAGTTTCTTTATCGTCTTGTCTGTCGATAATTCTACTAGCTAATTTACAACATTCTCTAAACGCAGATCTCCATGTAGTGAATGGATCTGTATTAAATCGTGTAATGTTAGATATCGTTGGCATTGGTTTAAATTGCTTGCTGATACTAGTAGTCATGTCTGGTTTAGACATATCCATATTCTTTGTCAATTCGGTAGGCAGTAATTTCACACCACCGTTTCCATATTCAAGACCGTTAACTGGGTTTTGGCTTTTCCAGACATGAACAGTGGATTTCGCATTAAAGTCGTAGTAAGGTATCTGGTAATCAAAATCAAATGTATCTAATAATTCAGCATCGGCATCTATTACCCAGAACATATCAGTTCCTACCATCTCAGCGGCTGCTTTATGTGCCTGATGGATTCCTTTAACGCCATTTACTCTATAACAGCGATAACCATCTGCCTTGGTTAAAAGATTATGCCAGTTAGTGTCAGCAAAAGGTTCATTATATGAAATAAACACTATGTCAAACGGCTTAGGGCGACTTGAAAGTATATCTATTTCTTTCTTCTTTGTAAAAAATCTATAATCCCACTCGCGTTGTAAAATTTTATGATTTTTATGAAATATACATACACCATCATAATAATCATTGTTTTTAAAAACGTGAATGTATTCTTCATCCCATTTAGGAATTACATATTCAAATTTCCATTCGTCTCTTAAAACAATGTGGTCCCAAACTACCCAAAAATGTTTAGTGAAAGATTTAGACCTTACATCGTCAAATGTTTTGATATGCTCAATTTTCTGTGCTCTAGGAAATCGTTCTCTAATCTCTTCCCAAGCCTGGTCTTCTATCTTAGTGCGGCTGACAAAAAATATATCATACATTTTCAGGCATCACATAATAGGTTAGGCCAAGATTAATTGTTTCATCGTAAAGATCTAAGGTATATTTACTTTGTTCAGCATCAAGAAACGGCCAATGTAATCCTAACTGCTGTTTGATCTTTTCTCCTAGATCTTTTATGGCGTCTTTAAGACCTTCGCCTCCAACTTCTTCGTATGGAAGACCATATTGATTCCATATCCCCCTAAGGATTTCAAAATCTCTGACTTCCACATAATTCCATTCTGTGCAATTTGCTAACCAGGTTCCTAACCTAGAACCGTATACTGCATATAATCCATTTTCCTCGTGAGCGCCGACAGTTGACCACATACGCAGTCTATGTATATTATGCCACCAAATACGTTCTTTGATTTCCTGCGGAGGAACTTTAACACCATCAAGTAAAGTCATCTTCACACCTTCGCGGAAACCTGCTCGCCATGCCTGAAATGGTGAACCAGTTATAACACTTTCTGAATACACTCTAGGAAAATTCTTATATCCATCTTCCCAACAGAAATCAACCTGGGCACGATCACTAGTTGCATTTTCATGAGTTTGCATATTCAGGACAAAATCTTTACGCCAGATTTTTAATCCACCATTTCCATAACGTAACCCATTGATTTTATTTCTTCCGCACCATCCATAAACTTGTATCTTAGGGTCAGTCATATCTAATTCAAGATCAAAGAATTTAGGATCAACTATATTATCAGCGTCTACTGTAATAAACCATTCAGTATCTGATAATTCTGCTGCGGCTTTGTGTGCATGATCGCTGCCTTTAACACCATGAACACGTTTTGCCCAAGGCACTTTATTGCAAAGGTCAGCATAATGCAAATCTGCATTAGGTTCATCATAACTTAAAAATACAACGTCAAATTCAACAGTTTTCATTTTATCTCGAATACATAATTTTTAAAAATTCTTCGTGTATAGACGCTGAATTTTTTTGGAACTTTTATATCTACGATTATAGATTTTCCTACGATATCATTTATTTTAAACGAAATCATATCAAAGAGCAAGTTCGGATCATTATAATCTGTGATCATAAAGTTCATTTCTGTTTCACCATTCCAATTAATCCTACGCTTTTTAACTGGTTGAAATTTTTTGGCTAACTTTTTAGTTCCTCCGAATTCTTCACTCAATTCAAATTTAATATTTTTCTTTTTAGAATTATAAGAAACATAAACATCCGGCCTATCTATCGTAGACCACTTCTTTTCAATTATTCTATGAAGAACGTTATCTATTTTAAAAATGCTTTTTGTTTCTGTTATATCTAATTCATTATTAAGTAGGTCAACAAAACAAGAATGTATTTTTATTTTGCCTTCCATTATTAGCTCAGCGGTTTCCTGATCTATGTCAATTACATTTTCTTTATCTTTAAAATAATGATCGGGACCCACAGCTAACAGTGCGCCGGTGTCTACAGAATATTCTGCTTTGTATTTTAGAGGAGGGAAATTTAATATCAATTCTTCCATGATATCTCCTCTAAAATATTAATCATTTCGTCGTCGATTTTATCTTTTTCAACATAATGAACTATATCATGTTGTTCATAATTTCCTATTTTTATTTTTCCATTCCTATTCAAATAGAATCCAACATGATCACTGCACAACGTTGCAGGCCACGGCCAATTCTGCACCATCGGTTTCATATGCACTACTCTAGGAAATTCAAGGTCGTAGGCTATCTGATCGGATATATCTAAAATTTTTGCTGATAAGGCAAATGCTTCATCTGTTCCAACTACTTTAGGTTTTAGTTCTGTTAAAAAATTATTAGAAAATTCTGTAGGATTTTTTATGATATGTCTACCTAACTCAAAAAAATCTCTTGCTAGTTCGCTGTCTTTTTTAAAGAATGTATAAAAACTGTAAAGATTGGGTAATTTATTTTTTGTAAAAGCACGTCTATAAAAATCGTCTTTTACTAATTCACCTCGATATGTATAGCTTTTATTAGCAACATACAGTTCTGAATTTTCAATAAAATAATCAGCCCAATGACTGTAATCTCTAGTAAACAACATATCAACATCGAGACATATAGTATTCTCAAATGGAGTTAGTTTGTCCATCCAGCTACGACCGTCCCAATAAGTTTCTTGTCGCCATTCGATTACATGATCAAAAACCCACGAGCTTTTTAGTTGTTTTACATCTTCGGCATTGTCGATCACTAGAGCTACTTGATCATATCCCGGCCGTTGAGTATTTTTTATACTTAATGCTAGAGCATAAGCTAATCTAAGATAATCAACATCTGGATGACTAGCTACTATTAGTAAATATCCAAAGCTCATATTAACTCCAACAATGCGTCAGCATTTCGTATAATGCTTTGTTTATTCATGATATGAACATCCATATCTTTAATAGAAGATACACAGAACTTATCACCTAAATTCGGCGATACCAAGAAAAATAATTTGCCATCCGAAGTTACCGAATGTAAAATATCTCTATCTAATGTAGTTAATACTGGCGGTAAATCTGATATATCCTCAGTTTCAAAACCTTTTAGGATATGTTTAGCAACACTAAATGCGATATCATTCCTAAACTGATCGGTAGAAAATCTAAATATATCTCCGTAAAATTTGTATTTTTCTTTTACTAGGTCTACCGTATTAAAAAATATTTTAGAATTTTCATTTTTTTCAAACATAACAGTAGTGGCCCAATTCATATGAATACCAGTATCCGAAACATATCTATCATGGTATCCTAATCTAGAATCACTAACAATATCCAGTGCTGAATTGCCGATCATTACATCAAAATCTAAATCCCAAAATTGAGATAATCTATCAGAGAATATAAAAAAATCACTATCTATAATTAAAGTTTTGTCATAGGGGGTTAAGTCCCAAGCCGAGCATCGATTAGAATTAACGAAAGGAACTACTTTGTTATTCAACCCGTCATGTAATCTTCTTTTATTATCAGTTTCCGGTTTATCGACCGAGATGATCTTATCAAATACTGTTGCTGCTTTTTCAAACTGTTTAGATTCTATCAACCAATCAACTGTAGTAGGATCTGTAACTAAACTAACTGGAACTTCTAGATGTTTTTTAGCAAGGCCGCCGGCAATGATAGACATCAACGCATAGTCGATGTCTCTATTATTATGAGCAAATATTAAAACACCTTTGTTCATAGATCTACTAGTTTCTCCACAGATCTACTTTTTTTAATTTTTTGATATTCTTCGTAATATTCCTGAGTGGCTGTGAAATACCGATCTAAAATCTCATCTCGAAAAGATTCTAAATTTTCTATCATTACAGGATTTTCATTGCTGTCTAAAAGAGGAACACCGGATGTTCTTCCTTGAGATATGAGAAGTTGAACAAAAGAAATTAATACTTGATTGATTTTAAAAAGACCGCCTGCATGTCCATAGGTTAACTTAGCATCGATTTTTTCTTTTAATGTTCTTCTTTGGATTGATAACGTTTGCCTATAATTGGCAAAATCCAGAGCTTGCTTGAGATGCTCTTGCATATTTTCTCCTGATTATCTACGCAGTTTATTTATTGCTTCAGATAATCAAGGAAAAATTATTAGCTGATAATAGCTCCCAGAGTTACAGTGGGAGATTCTACTGTAAAATTGCCGGCGGTAATTGGCTGTAAAACTCCGAAAGATTCTAATGTTTCTGCGGCTATTGTAAAAGTTCCGTCGACAGAGTCAGGGCCTCCGCCGAGTCCT